CTGAGGACGTGGTGGTCGGGCTCGCCGAATGGCGCAATCGCTGCGGCGAACTTCAGCAGCTCGCGCCCCGCCTCCGTCTCCGGTTCCCTCGTCATCGTGCTCTCCCTCGGTTCAGGCATCGGGATTGGTTCGCGTAGAAATCACGCAGTCGGCCATCGACGCACCACGTGCAGAACAGCCGCGAGTACCAGCCGTTGTGTCGGCCGCGACGGACATGCTGGACGTAGTGCCACGGCCAGAACGGAAGCCGACGCCAGCCGTAGCCGGTATCAAATGTCCGCTGGTCAGGCCGGAAGCCCGTCCAGTCGCAGCGACGGCAGCCGCCCCCGTCGCAATGCGGGCAGCCGGCTCGTTCAAGGTCGAGCAGAACACCGACCGGGACCGTCCCGCGATGGCTCATGTCCCTCTCCCTCGGTTCAGATGATGGAGTCATGCGGACCGCCTCTCGCTCGTTGATTCGACCAGCGGCCACTCGCCGCCACGCTGGAGTACCCGCTCCCGGCATTCGCGGACATCGACGCAGCGGGGCATCGAGGTGAACCGTTCGTTGACGATGGGGTCCCGCCATTCCACGAGGGCCGGCCGGACCTGGGGACCGGAGACGCCACAGAGGAGGCACTCGAGGTTCATTCGTGGCCTGCCTGAGCTGCTCGAGCCAAGATGGCTGCTACGGAGTCGGGCATTCCGCCACGCTTAGCCGCCTGCCGCTCTTGGCGTGGGCTGGTTCCGTTCGCTCGAGGGTTAGTGCCCATAGCCCGTGGATTCGTCCCGTCCTTCCTTCGCCCCGCTTGCGGGGGAGGGGAAATTTCCGACGCCGACGCCGAGAGAACGGGAGCTGACTCTTTAGCTACGGCGTCTGTGGTAACCGTGACGCGTTCCGAACCGTCGTGACGTGTCACCGAACGTGTCACGCGTGGCGTGTCACCTAGCGGGTCCATCGCGGATCGGTAGCCGATCGGATGGAGCGTCATCCCGGCCTGTTCCGGCGTCCGACCGCCCTTGCGGACGTTGCATGGGCCGCAGGCGGTCACGATGTTGTCGATGTTCGTCGGGCCGTCAGGGTGCGGGATGACGTGCTCGGCGATCAGCATCTCGCGCGGGTATTCGTAGGCCCCGCAATAGCGGCAGGCGTAGCCGTCCCGCTCGAGCGCCTCGCTCTTGAGCCGCCAGTCCGCCGTCCGCTCGCGGCCGGTGCGCGGGGCGACGAGGCCGGCCTCCCTTCGGCGGGCGCGCATCCGTCGCATCCTGGTCCCTACGTCGTGATCGCCCTCTTGCCACTCGTCCCAGCCTTGGACGTACCAGCGGCCATCCTCCTGCTCAACGACGTCGCCTCGTGCGATGGCCTTGTTGGCGCGCGCCTTCCCGATAGCGCGTTCAATCAGGAGGCGATCTCGGAACCGCCCACGATCGACTTGACGAGCTGCCGCGCAGAGGAGCGTCACCATCGCACCGGGATCTGGGTGGGTCTGGTCGATGTTCGGGTCGACACGCAGATAGGCCCGCGGCATCCCATCTCTAGTCACGACGCCACGACCGCCACGTGGGCGTGACACGGGCACGGCTTCCGAGTCGGCCGCTGGAGGGCGTGGACCGCTTCCTGCCAGGTCGACCACTGTGCATGAACGGGGGATTCGTTGTGGACGGACACGGCCTCGGCGACGGCAAGCTCGTCAGCGGTCGGTGATTCGATGAGGCCGCCACACGCGCACTCGGCCGAGTAGTCCCCGGACAGGTTGCGGTAGGCGTGGAACAGGCCGCGCTCCGTCACGTCTCGGCCTCACTCGCGGCTCGTTTCGCCTTCCGATGGGCAACCGATTGGAGGCGACCCTGTTCGACTGGACCGTGGGCACCCACGATGAGGGCGCCCCGGAATCCGGGGATGCGCGCAGCGGACGGTCCCTCGTCGTCACGGATGGGTTTGCCCTCGGGGGTGTAGCCGACGGTTCGGAGTGAGCACATCAGACGACCTCCAGGAGGCGGCGACCGATCACCTCGACGACCTGCGGGACGACCGCGTTACCGAGGGCCCTAAGTCGGTCCACCCGAGCGGGAACCCCATGAGCCACTCGACCCACGTCGGGTTCAGTTGCCCACTGATCTCCGTTTGGAGCTGGCCCTTGAACCCGTTGCCCTTCGCGTCGTGCGCCGTTGGTGTCGGGACGCGCTTCACGGCGTCCGGCAAGAGGTTCCGGGGCTTTGCGGTCTGCGATTGTTCCGAATACGCGCCCTTGTAATCCCGAGTCGTTGGGGTCGGCCATCGGTCCGTGATGACACCCGGCTTCTGGCGCTCGGCCTCCACAGCCTGCGTCAGATAGAAGCTGTGGCGCGAGCCCGTCAGGAGGTTCTGCACCTTGGCGTTGTTTGGACCCGCTCCGGGCATCTGTGCCTGCGGCGTAGGCCAGAACCCAGACTCGGTATCGGAGGTGCGGGGCACCAACGGCCGACGCGGGAATGCTCTCCCATTCCGCGTCATACCCGAGCTCGGCCAAACCTCCAAGGACAGACCCCATGCCTCCTCCCAAAAGGAGCCCTGGGACGTTCTCCACGAGGACGAACCGGGGTCGAAGCTCGCGAACGGCTCGTGCGAACTCGGGCCATAGCCAACGATCGTCGTCCAATCCACGTCGCCGTCCAGCAGTGGAGAACGGCTGACAAGGGAATCCGCCGGCCAGAAGGTCGACCCGCTCGACTCCGCTCCAGTCGACGGTGGTGATGTCCCCGTATCGGGGGATGTCGGGCCAGTGCTTGGCGAGGACTCGCTGGCAGTATTCGTCCCATTCGACCTGCCATCGTCCGGTCCAGCCGGCTCGCTCGAGGCCGAGGTCGATGCCGCCGATTCCGGCGAACAGGCTTCCGAAGGTCGGCACGTCATCGACCCGTGGCTCGGAGCTGCATCGGGTCAGCCCGGTTACATGGACCGGCGCACGATGGATTCGGGTCCACATGCCCGCAGTCGTCACCCACGGCAGCCCGGAGCAGCGCCTCGTCAACCGCTTCGATGAGGAGCGGCCTCCAGGTCCGGCCCGCGTTCGTCTTGATCCGGTGATGGTCGGAGCACATCGGGGCGCAGTTGTCGAGCGTCGAGCGCGACTTCATGCCCAGCGCACCCGAGGCCCGGATGTGGTCGGGCTCGAGCTGTCCGTTGCACGGTCCCGGCATCCCGACCTTCGCTCCGAGGCAGCCACCGTGCAGCCGCTTCGCCGCCTCGACGATGGCCGGATCCCAGCGCGTTCCGGCGCTCGCTTTCATGGGGCTGTATCGGCGGAGGCTCATTCGACTGCCTCGGCCTTCGGTCGCTCGGGGGACCGCTCACTCGGTGGCCATCCCTCGGGGCACTCGCCTCGGTAGTGCTGTGAGCAATCGCGGCAATAGGGAGGCGGCGGGTAGAGGCCGCTCGTGACCTCATCGTCGTAGAACTCGTCGCCGGCCATCATCGGTCGGTCCGGGTCGTATCGGGGGTGGAGGAGGGGATGGAGGTCATGCGGAAACCAGTCCGAGAACGCCTTGTGAGCACCGGAGCGCGGCCCGTTCGCAATGGGCCTCGTCAATCTCGATGCCGATGGCACGCCGGCCGGCCATCTTCGCCGCGGCGAGGAACGTCCCGGAGCCGGCGAACGGATCGAGAATCAAGTCATCAGGGGCGGTGAAGCGGGCGATCAGCTCGGACGCTTCGGCGAGCGGCTGCGCCCACTCGTGCAGCGCCTTCTCGCGGCCGCCGCGGCGGAGCACGTCGTTGAATGCGAACCGGCCCTCCGCGACGAACTGGCCACGCTCCCCACGCTCGTTGCCGAACGGTCGCCGGCGATAGGCGAGGACCGGCTTCCAGCCTGTCAGGATCGTCATGTCCCCGATGCGCGCCATCTGTTCGCCACCTGGGTAGACGGCGGCCAGCGTCCAGCGGTAAGCGAGGTTTGCAGAGCCGAGCGCCGCCGTCACGTCCGGAAGCACGGCCTGTCCGGAGTACGCGAGCAACCAGCCCGCCGCCCGCAGGCTCACGGTGGCCAGCGCAGACAGCGACTCCCACAGCGGAAGGGCGTCTCGACCGTACGGCGGGTCGGTCAGGATCGCGTCAACCGGCGCGTCCCACTCCCGGCAATCGCCGTGGTAGATCGTGACCGCCGCGTCCTCGTAGTACCGCGTCACTCCTCAGTCCTCCCCGTCATCCCCAACCCTCCGACGATGCAGATGACGGCACACACGGCGAGGGCATCGGGACTCAACCAGGTGAAGGGCTGGAGGTGGACGGCCTCGAGAAAGAGACAGATCGCCCCGAAGCCGACGAGCGCACTCGCGACTGTCATGCCGGCACCGAGAGGGCGTCATGGATATGGAGTACCGCCCGATGGGAGCAATCAGGGTCGACGCACCATTCCGTTTCGATCATCTCGGCGTCGATGTGCCGCAACTCGGCGACGATGCTCCGACACGGACGGCACCGCCAATAGTTCGTCGGAGCGCCGCTGCTCACCATTCCCATCGTTCGGACGCGGCCTTGACCGCAGACCGGTTCGCGATCGCCGGCAACATAGAAGTGCCAGGTGTCTCCGAACAGGACCCAACGCGTCTTGAGGCGCGGGTCCGTAGGCGCGTGGCTGTCCGCGATCTGCGTCATGCGCTCGCTCACGCCGCCTCCTCCGGAACCAAACCAAGCGGCGCCGTCTCGGCCTCGGGGAATGCAAGGTCAGCCGCAGCGGCCAGATCCTCGTCGATGTCCGGTGAGGTCGGGGTATCGAAGGCGGGAGCGGGCAGGATCCAATCGGCTGTCGCCAGCCGTGACGGAACGAGGACGTTGTACGTGACCTGCGGGCGGGTGCCCTTGGCCGGCAGCGTCTCCTCTTTCCACGAGCCCCAGACCGTGATCCGCTTGCCGATGACCTCGGTCTGGAGCGGCGCGAGGGCTTCCGCCAGCGCGTCCTCGGCGATGACGATGAACGACTTGGCCCCGTTCTTGACCCGGAACGGCAGCCGCCAGCCGTCGGGCGTCTGGCGTAGGCCGAAGTCGTACTTGCCCTCCGTGATGGCGGTGCCGATGAGGCCCCCGTCAGCGGTGATCTCGGGGACCGGATGGTCCTTGGTCCCGACGAACCCGCCGGCGCGCGCTACGGGCCGCTCCGGCTCGCCCCCGGCCTTGTTTTCGATCTCGTTGGCCGACGCGATGGACTTGTCGATGAGGATGCCGAGCGCCCCGATCGCGCGGCCCCACGCGCTCGTCTCGGCGTTCTCGACCTCGGAGCCTCGGGTGTACGGGGTGGAGCCGGGGATCTGGAGCCAACTGGAGCCGACTCCAGGCAGCGGATCGTCCACCGAGCGGTAGGCGAGGGCCTTGACGAGCACCCGCTGCGTCCCGTCCGGGGCGGTCAGCACCTTGATGGACTTGGTGACGAGCCGCCCCCCGGCGTACAGCTCGTAAAACAGCTTGATGCGGTCCTTGACCTCGACGTAATCGCCGAGCTCGAACTTCTTTTCAGGCATCAGGCAGCCCCTTTCGCGCGCTCATCCGGCGCGAGATCCGCGACGACCTCCCAGCCCTCGTTGGCCTCGATGACGACCGTTCGCGGGATCGGGTCGCCCCCGGCCAAGCAGGGACATCCGTGTTCGTGGTTCTCCCGGCACTCCTCGAGGCGGTCCATCTGGGCCTCGGAGAATCGTTCGGTGAAGTCGACATACGTCTGACGGCTCATGACGGGACTCGATCCGAGGTCGAGCCGTGCCGAATGATGTTGTCCACCATCCAGTCATAGCCCGCGAACCCGTCGGACTTGGGTCGGCGCTCGCCCGTTTTCATGAGTCGACCGGTGACCAGTGCCGTCCAGCCGTCGTCCCATCGGTGAAACCAGGACTGCCGCGTCGTACCGTTGAGGACGGCATCGGCCTGTGCGGCAGGCAACGTGCGGACGATGACGTAATCGCGATCCTTGCCCCAAGAACTCGATGAGGCGTTCCCTGTGCTGGGCATCGACAGGCGGAACTCGATGCGGCTCATCGCGCCGCCTCCGCCAGACGTGGTTCGTAGCAAGCCCGACACTCGGCATCGAACAGGTCGTACTCGCGGTGGGCGACGTGCGAGATGAGCGCCACGACCTCGGCGGTGTCGTGACGCCAGCCGCCTCGGACGGGGTTCACGCGGATTCCGTCAACGGCGCAGGTGCGGCGTTCGCCGTCGTCCGTGACCTGGATGCGGTGGGTGCTCCGAAACAGCGCGAGCTGCTGTTCGGGGGTGGCGGCGGTGTCAGTGGTCATCTAGAATCCCTCTTGCACGTTTGGGTGTGGCCGGGAGCGGGTCCCTTGTCCGCTCCCGGCCTAACTACGAACGCCCCGGCGGCGTCGAGCGCGTTGCGGCGCTCAGAGGGTGCGTCGGAGCGAGTGAGGGGCCACGCTTCAACGACGCACCCTCTGAGGGTCGGAACGGCTGGGAAGGTGACCCGTCATGGACGCCCCGGACACGAGGACGGCCCGCTTGCGCGAGCGACGGGTCATGGGAACGAGGCGCCGGCGTTGAAAGCGACACGCGCCGCCGAACCTGGTACCCGGTTCCACTGACCGGCGCCTCGCTCAGCCGACGAGCGTCCTCGCGGACCGCACGGGACGGTTCGCGTTCGTCGGCTGAGCGGGAGGTCGGACGCACTCGGGGCGGCTTGGCCTCGTGGTGCATGAACGTCGGGTTGACGAGATGTCCGTACGCGAGCACCCCGCCGACCTTGACGATGGCGATGGCCTTGCCGCAGTCGTGGCACGGGAGGATCAGGCCGTCGCCGCTCATCCGGCGTTCCCCGCGACCATCGCAACGAGCAGCCCGAGAGCCGCGATGGCGAGGACGAACCCGACGCGGTTCATCGCTCCCGCTCCCGGAACACGATCCGCACGATCCGCTCCGTAGCCTCGGGATGCCGGGACACGATGAGGTCGCCCACGATGAGGAACAGGAAGAAGGCGAAGGCGAGCTCCAGGTAGGTCATGCCGGGACCAGCCCTTGCTCCACGAGCAGCGCGTGGTCGAACGCCGCTGACGGCTCGTGATGCATGCAGCCGCCTTGGTCGCCGCACGGCCCTTCGTCATGGGTCGGGTGCTTGCAGCGTTGGGCAGCGGCGTCGGTCAGGTGGTAGTGGTTGCCGTGATGACGGCCCTCGCGCTCGGCCTTCTCGACGGCCTTCCATTGGAGTAGCCCGCCGCTGAAATAGCCGCAGTTGTCGCAGTAGCCGTTGCCGAGGATGTCGTGGTCGCCGTAGTGACAATCGGCGTCGCGCTCCAAGCCCGCCTCGTAAGCGTTGGCGGCACCCTCGATCCATCCGAGGTCTGTCATCGCCGCCGGTCCTCCGTCACGTTGGTCAACGTCCGCACGACCGCGATGCAACCCCGGCAGGCAACGATGGTCTGGCGGTTGAACCCGATGACGAACCGCTGCGGAGCCACGTTGTCGTGCCCGCTGACGAGCCCGACGCACTCGGTCATCAGCGGCGGGACGTGCTGGCGGCGGTCGACGTGGGGCCACAGGGCAGCCTTGGCTTCGGTGAGGGTCATCGGACGGGCCTACGAAAGTTCGTCCGCAGTCGCTCTTGGAACCACTCGCAGCCGTCCGGGTCGTCGCAATGCCACGAGCCGCCGAGGCCGTGCCATGCGGTGTGACGACCGCATGGGACAGTCAGCCGACACAATCAGCGCAGTCGGTCCTCAGGGCAGCCTTGCCCATCGGGACGCCGAACTGCTCCTGTTCCGCCCAATCGATGTCGCTCATGCCGCAGCCCCGCTCTCGTCGCGGGCCAACCCGTTCCGCTTCTGGTTCGCCCGCTCGAGCCAGAGCGGCTTCCGGGCGGCTTGGACAGGTGCGCACCGGCACCAAGAGGCGGTCCGGTCACAGCCGGAACACCGCTCGGCCTTGTCAGGGAAGTCGCGGTGGGTGTCCATGCCGCAGCGGCTACAGGTACCCATCACGCCGCCACCTCAGCCGAGACGGCTCCGTGGATGGGGCACTTGGATTCGGGCCAGCGACGGCCGCTGAGGATGAAGCTGATCTGGGCCTGAGCCACGCCGTACTTCGTCGCGAGGTCAGGCTGTAGGGCACCGGCCTTGCGAGCGGCCCGGATGGCGTGTACGTCGTCCCAGGTCAGCCGGGCGCGGCCGTTGTTCTCGCCGGCGCACACGCCCTGATTGGCGGGGTTGGCGAAGCCATCGAGGATGTTTTCTTGGCGGGTGCCCGCGCTCAGGTGCGCCGGGTTGACGCAAGGCGGCGTGTCGCAGGCGTGCATGACGTCGCAGCGATCCGGGATCGTCCCGCCGTGCATGAGGAACGACGCTCGATGCGCACCCATGCGCCGACCGTTGTAGCTGGTCTGCCCGTAGGACCGGTTGCCCTTCGGGTCGGTGTACGCAGCGCCCGTCCAGATCCAGCACGGGCCAAGCTCGGGACGACGCGTGTTGACGGGACCGTCCTTGTTGACGCGCGCCCAGAACCGGCGCTCCTGAGCGGACAATAATCCGGCCCCGTCGGTAGCAGTTGCCTTGTCAGGCGTGCTCCTGACCGCTTGCCCGCGTGCGGCAGGTGTCTGCAGACATAACTCACCACTAAGGAAACTGTGTGATGTCATGCGACACGCTCCCTTGCCGACTCGATGGCGGCAGCGAGCGCCCGTCGGTACTGCAGCTCGCGCTCGGGGCTGGGATCTACCGACTTCTCGAGGGCGTGGATGGTCTGCCTGGAGAGCTTCATCCGTGCGGCGATCTCGGTGACGGTGATCTCGGCTCGGCGACGTTCGGCCCTGAGATCTGGCCCTGTGATCGGCATGTCGGAAATGTAGCTGCCCGTGGAACACCTGTCAACCCGGCTGGACTCGGTAAGGCACCTGATAACCGTTTACGCACGAACCTACTTGACAGTTGTCATGACAGCGCCGAGACTCACCGTCCGATGTACCGACCATTGAGCAAGCCGCCGAAGGGCGCGTGGGCACGCCATCTGCAGAAACGGCGTGAGGAACGCGATCTGAGCCAGACGCAAGCCTTCGAGCTCGTCTGCGAACGGATCGGCTGGTCACGCCACAGTCGGACCGCCTACACCGCGATCGACAACGGCGACCGTCAACCCAAGGGCATCGAGGTCACCGTCCTCGGCGCAGAGTTCGGCTGGCCGCCCGATCCACAGGACGCAGAGGACGCGCCGCCGGACCAGGCCGCGCTCATCAAGGCCCTCGCCGCTCAGACCGAGGCGATCAACCGCCTCGTCGACCGGCTCGAGTCGCTGGCCTCGACGGCAATCCGGGCTGGGGTAGCGGATGAGCTTCGGGCAGCGGGGCTAGCCCTAGCAACCGGCGCGTCGCCAGTCGTGCCGCCTCCCGGACCTCGGCCGTGAACGCTCGCTCGATGAGCGCGACAGCCTCGGCGTCGGTCACCGGGTGCGGCGTTGTCGGTGCCGGGAACCCGCGGTACGACGGATTGCGACCGGCCCGGACGCGAGCCAGAGCCTCGGACACATGGTCTGGGTCCATGTCGTTTTCCCCCGCGCGCTCGGATGTGACGGGCCGATGATATCCGCCAGATTGTGGGGGTTTGGGATGGTTAGGTCTAGTGGCCCGGTGCCGTCCGTCACCGCTTTCTTGCCGGCTCCGACGGACGTGACACGCCGTTGGGGTCGGCGCCCCTAGAGTGACCCGATGAACGTCGCAGGAATCGCGAAGCGCCCCGCCACGTGGGCGGGGCTGGATCGGACGTTCCTGTTGTCGGCCCTCGCGGTCGCGGGCGTGATCGTGTGCGGGATCCAGATCCTCGAGAACTACCGCTCCGGTGGCTGGCCCTATTACGACACCGCCTGCTACTGGCTCGGGGGGTTGCACCTCCGGACGGGGGAGCCGGTGTACGGATCGACGTTCCCGTTCCGCTACGCCCCACCGCTGGCCATCCTGTCGGTGCCGCTGTCATTCCTCCCGCTGGAGCTCGTGGCCGCTGGGTTGTTCGTCGGCCAGGTGCTCGCCTACCGCTACATCTGCGGCTCGTGGCGGACCGCCGGACTCGTGGCGTGGCTGCCGATCGTCCCGCGCGAGCTGGTCACCGGCAACGTCGACATGCTCATGGCCGCGGCGATGCTCGCGCCGATGCTCGGAATCCGGCGCTCAGGCTGGACGCTGGCGCTCGCGGCGCTGGCGAAGTGGTCGCCCGCGTTCATCCTCGTGAGCGCGAGACGATGGCGCGAGTTCGCCCTTGCCCTCGCGGTGCTGTGCGCCCTGACCCTCCCGGTGCTCCATCTTTGGCCGGAGTGGTGGGCCTACCTGTTCAACCCGCCCGAGGTCTGGATCCCGCTCGCCGTCCGGGTGCCGATCGGTCTGGTCCTGGTCGCGTATCGCAGGCCGTGGTCGGTGCTGGCCGGGGCGGCAATCCTGACCCCCGCGTTCTACTTCCACTCGCTCGTGCTGCTCATCCCGGCGTTCCGGCTAGCCCCAGCCGCGAACGCCGAAGCTGTAGCTCGTGTCCGAGGTATACGTTCCGTACTCCCAGATCGCCTCAAGCCCGCGCGCCGGGTTGTGGACGACCTCGGACCAGATGTTGTCGGACGCTGAGCCCGAGGTCAGTTGCGTGCCGGCCCACGTCGCCCCGTCGTCGCTCGATTCGTAGCGCCACATCTCCCACTTCGTCGCCTTGCGCGCGAGGTACACGATGTTCGGGTTCGTGTGGTGGATGGCGCAGCCCGAGCCGTACTGGTTGCCGGTGAGCTGCCCACCGACCGAGGCGATGACGGTGTCGACCTGCCACGCCCCGGAGCGGAACCGCCCGACCTTGATCGCGTTGTCCGAGCCGACATCGACCATCATCACCGTCGCCGGGCGGCCGAGGGAATCGACGCAGCCGCCCCACGACCACGCCGTTGCGGCGTGGACCTGCGTGATGTCGGAGTAGCCGATGGGGAGTGACGCGCTGATGAGCGTTCCGTCGCTCTTGTACCGGTTGCCCGTTGCCGTGTCGAGGGAGAAGTGGCCGAGCGGCGAGGCGGTCGGAACGTCGTCGGTCGGGAAGATGTGGATCGTGTGATCCCCGTCCCCGATGATCCGCCAGTACGGCACCTTGCCCGTGGCCCCGGTGTACAGGATCGTCCGGGCGCTCCAGGTCGAGCCGCCATCGGTGCTCGTGGAGTAGCTGAGCCGGCCCGTCGTCGTGCCCGAGATGTAGTCGCGGAAGAAGAGGTAGATCGTCCCCGACGCCATCTGGTAGAGGATCATGTAGGTGTACTGCGCGGCGCCGATCGAGGCGTCGGGCGTGACCTCGGTCCAGCTCCCGGTGATGTCCTCGGCGTTCGGGCTGATGAAGATGTGGGGCGTGTCGGTCTCGGCGTGGTGCGAGCAGGCCACGACGAGCTTGTGGTCGGACGAGCGGACGATGACCGAGGGCGACGAGTGGCTGTCGATGCCCGCGTCGAACGTGCCCGGTTCGAACGCGGCGGCGAGGACGTGGGTCGTCGTGACCCCGGTCGAGTGGACGTACTTGCCGACCTCGATATCGCCGTTGCTGCCGTTCGTCCAGACGAAATACGTCGCGCCGTTGTAGTGGATGGCCTTCGGATCCTGGATCTGCGTCCAGCCCGCCTTCGGGGCGCTCGTGATCGTGCGCAGGACCGGCCCAGCGAAGCCGCCCGTTCCGTGGGCGGCCATCAGGAGCCGGGTGGCGACCGTCACTAGACGATGAAGTAGAAGATCGGGGCCGCGATGGCTCCGGGGTCCCACGTCGCGGTGATCGAGGCCGGCAGGTTGGTCGAGACCGAGGACTGGATGCCGACGAGGTTCCACGTCCCGAACCCGGCAGCGCCGGGCAGGACGGAGGTCGTGACGAGGAGGGAGGCGTTGTTCGACCAGAACGCGAGGTAGTAGACCGTCCCCGCCGTCAGCGCGACGCTCCCGGTCAGCGCCTGCGTCCGCTTGCCCGTGCCGGGCGAGGCGAACGCTCCGGTCGAGCCGAGCTTGCTGCTCAGCGCCTCGTTGTAGATGCCGAGATCGAGGTTCCCGGCCGAGGTCGCGCAGTTCCACGCCGCCGTCGCGACGGTGACGTCTGCGGTCGGAACGAACTTCGTGATGTACACCCGGTCGGCGGCGAGCGCCGTGGCGACGCTGGTCCCGAGCGTTCCAAGTGCCTGGGGCGAGCCGACGTAGAGGTTCGTGATGCCCGCCCCCTCGATCGTGACATCCACGCCGGAGGAGTCCGTTCGCTTGAGCTTGTGCGTGGTCGAATCGATGTAGAGCCGCTGCTTCCCGGCGGCAGGCGCGGAGGGTTCGGTGCCCTCAGTGATGAGGATCGAGGGGTACGCGTTGTCGCTCGCCTTGGTCACGGTCGGCTCCTATGGGTCGGCATACACGAGGTCCGTTTGGGCCTCGTTCTGGATGAGGTCAGCGAAGATCAGCGGGGTGGATGGGGTGTCGGAGATGAGGATTTCGCCGATGCCGGTCGAACCTGCGATCGTGATCGTCTTGGCGGCGCCAGTCCCCGACGCCACGACTCCGGCCCCGACGAAATCGAGCGATGTTGCGGCGGTTGCCAGTGACGAACCCTCGTCCTTGATCGTCAGCGCGGAACCCGACCCTCCGGTGGGGAACCCGTACCAGGTCGTCCCGCCGTCCCGAGAGCGGACGAGGATGACGTACGTTGTGCTCGCGTTGAATGTCGGTGCCGTGCCCTGCCAGACGACCGACCCCGGCCACGTCACGGTGTAGGGCCCGCCACTATCGACGGCGATCTCGAGCGCCATCTCGGCCATGAGCCCGGACGTCGCCCCGGTGAACGTGAACGTGCAGGCGGCGTCGAGAGTCCCGTCGTGATTGCCGGTCAGTGCATCGAACGTCTCGGTGGAGCCCATGCTCCCGTGATGCGCGACGCCGATGTCTTTCTTGGCGAGTTCCTGCAGCGCCGCCTCGACGTCGGTGGCCGTGAAGTAGCCGCCGGCATCGGTGATCGAGACATCGGCCGCTGTCGTGCTCCCCGCCGTGTCGTGCCCCGCGGTGTCGAGGTCCATCGCGTGCAGCGCCAGCCGCCAGCTCCATGCGGGATCGGGGACGGGCATGTCAACTCCCCGCGATGTACCAGACGACGATCTGCGCGTTCGTCGGCGGCGGATCGGTGAACGTGAAGGTGGTCGAGGTGGTTTCGGTGAAGTCCACCCCCGAATCGAGCTCGACCCCGTTCATGTCGACGTGGAGGGAACCCGGGGCGAACGGATAGAGGGTCGTGAACACCGTTTCGATCCCGTCCGGATCCGGAGTCGGGGTTTCGTCCTCGACGGGGTTGCCGGGTGACGCCTCGGCCGCTCCCGCGCCCGTGATCCAGTCGGGTGGATCGACCCAGAAGCTGACGGTCCCGACGACATCGTGCCCGTGCGGAGCCTGCGCGGCCGCGCCGAACAGGTGGTACGGGTTGTTCAGGTGCCCGGCGTCGGGAGCCGTGAACGTCCCGTCGAACGTGTACGACCCCGCGCCGTCGGGCATGTCCGTGAAGTCGAAGTCGAGCACGCCCGGCGCGATCCCGAGCTGCAGCACGTGGGCGTAGCTGATCGCGTCCCACGTCACCGAGATGTGGTAGGTGTAGACCTGATCCGCGACGAGGACGGTCGTGGTCGGGGACTCGCCGGCGGGATCGCCGACGAGGTTGTCGCCGACGACCGTGAAGGCGTCCGACCACCAGTGGACCGCCTCCTGTGGCGGGCCGACCGGGAAGTTGTCGGTGGAACCTGTGCCGGTTCCGCCGCCGCCCCGGATGCCGTAGGTCGAGAGGGTCAGCACCACGTCGTAGTTGGTCGGGTCGCCCTCGGTCTGGGACACGACCTTGCGCTCGACCCGGGTCCAACTGAACGAGGTGAACCCCGGGAGGTGCGAGAAGCGGACGCTGATCCGCTGCCCGGCGTCGATCAGCCCGACCTTGGTCGAGGGCAGGCGGACGGTGCAGGTGATCGTGACGTGCTCGACCGAATCGCGGGCCAGGATCCGGTTGGCGAACGTCGTGGCGGTCGTGCGCTTGCCGACCCGATCGTTCTCGACGTTGATCCCCCGACGCAGGAGGGGCGAGGGAAAGAACGTCGCGGCCGTCGTCGGGTTGTTGGCGTAGACCGCGCCGCCTGTGTACTTGTACCGGATGTGCGAGTAGACATCCGACGGGTCGGACTGGAGCTCGCCGTCCTTGCTCGGCGGGTAGCAGGTCCCGGTGACGATCCCGTTGATGTCCCGGGTGACGTCGGTGAGGACGTTGGAGATCGTCAGGCTCGACGTGTTCGTCGTGCTGTCGGGCGCGTCGAAGAACAGCCCGACCCGGTTGACCGAGTGGTCCCACGCGGCATAGAAGATCTGGCCCCGCGGCCCGGCCAGATCGTAGAGGACATCGGCCGGGTACTGGCCGTGGTAGTCGGTGGCATCGAACGTCCGCCCCGCCCCGGTGACCCAGCCCGTGTCGTAGACGAGCCCGTCGAGGTAGTCCGACCCGAGCAGCCAAGCGAGGCGTGCGGTGTCCGTCTCCTCCGGGCGCTTGGCGTCCGCGCCCGTGATGAGGCGCATCGAGAGGTAGATGTTCTGGTCGTTGATCGTCGTGTCGATCTCGCGCCCGCCGTCCACGAGATACGGTCCGCGCCGGTAGGTCCGATCCGCGACGAGCCCGGTGAACAATCGCCGGGCCGAGGCGCAGTCGGGTTCCTCCGCGATGTACGTCTGCCAGCCAGTGACCGTCAGGCTGCCGGTCGGATCGTCGAACACGACGGCGCCCTGCGAGCCCGTCCCGTCGGCCGCGGCGGGCAGTTGCGGCCCCGGATACCCGTTGCCCCGGAGGCGGATGCTCGAGGTCGCCACGAGCGATCCCTGGAGGTACGAGAACAGGCTCACCGGTTGTGGTCCCCGGTGACGAAGTAGCTGTGATAGGTCGCCGTGGCCGATGCGACCTCGCGCGAGTTGACCACGACGGTCGTCGGGTTGGAGATATTCACCTCGGTCGAGAGGTCCTTCTCCATGACCGCGTGGGTGGTCTGGGCAACGGCGTGGACCTGCGCCCGCTTGGCGGCCTCGATCTTGTTGTGGAGGATCGCGGCATCGTGGTGGGCGCGCCCGGCAACGGCGGCCGTGCCGAACCGGACCGCTGCCCGGATCTTCTCGGCGGCATTGACCGACTGATCGGAACCGAGCCCCACCGCACCCTTCACGCCCTCAACGGCGGTCGTGGTCCGCGACTCTGCGGTGACGGCGGCGACGAGCGCCTTGTTCAGCTCGGTCTTGCTGCTGTTGATCGCATCCCGAACGCCGTCGATGTTCAACTGGTAGGCGATGGCCTCGGGCGTCAGGCCCTTCGACAGGTCGCGGGTGTACTGGTTGATCCCGTTGAGCGAGTTCCGGATCGCGGTGGCGTCCGCGGCGTTGCCGAAGGCGGCGGTCTGCGTGACGAGATCGCTGCCCTGCTGACGGTTGGCCGCGGACTGCTCGTCGAGATAGCCCTTGAGTTCCAGGAACGCCCCGGCTGCGGCACCGACGATGAACACCTTGCCGATGGCCGACCCGATCTTGCCCAGTTTCGATGTGCCGGCCGCAGCGACGCCTCCACCCGCCGCCCCGATGCCACCGCCGACCGGGACCACGTACAGGGGGTTCCGAGAACTTCCGCGCTCGATGAGCTTGTTGAGGAGGGCCCCGCCGGCGTCCTTAAAGATGGCCGTGGGCAGGCCGCCGGTGATCTTGTTGAGCGCGAACCCCCCGATCAGCGCAGCTTGCAGCGGAGCGGGCAGCGCGCGGAAGATGTCGACGACCTTGCCGGCGACCTGTGCCGACAGCCGGAGGCCGTCGATGATCGGCTTGAAGTCGATCTCGGCGAGCGCATCGGCGGCCTGCTGGAACCCGGTCGCGAGCTTGTCACCGAAGGCCGAGATGTCGCCCTGGTGGGTGCCGACGAACTCGTTGAGGCGCTTGAGCAGCGGGGTGATCTTCGGGAGGAGCTTCGACCCGATCGTGATCGCCATGTCCGTCAGGACGTTCTTGGTGATCGTCAACTGCGAATCGAAGGTGTTGAACCGCTGCTCGGCTTCCTTGGTCAGGGCGGTGTTCTCGGCGAACGCCCGGTTGGCGACGCCCATCTGATCGGAGACGAGCTTCGTGTTGTTTGCCAGACCGAGGAGCGTACGTGTGATCCGGGCATCGTTGAACCCGAGATCCTCGAGCACCTGCAACTGCCGAGCCTGGGGCAGCTTGCCGAGGCCCTTGAGAAAGGTCTGCAACGCGCCCGACGCATCGTCGGCGAAGGCCTTCTGGAAGGTCTTTGCCGACACCCCCGCGATCTTGGCGAACTCGCGGAGGTCCTTTCCCCCTCCCGCCACCATCTTGGCCGAGTCGATGAAGAACTTCTGGAGCGCCGTACCTCCGGCCTCGGACTCGATGCCCAGCGACGCGACGGCGGATGAGAACCCGAGCACATCCTGCGTCGAGACGCCGATCAGATGGCCCGCAGCCCCGATCCGCTCCGAGATCGCGATGATGTCCGATTCGGTCGAGGCTCCCGCGTTGCCCAGCGCCACGAGGGACGACGCGAACTTGCTGTAGTCGGCCCCGGTGAGGTGGAGGACGTTCGACAGGACGCCCAGCGAGTCGGCGGCCTGGTCGGCGGACAGGTTGGTCGTCACGCCCAGAAGGGCGGTGACCCGAACGAACTCCTTGAGTTGGGCCGTGGGAACGCCGAGAGCGCCTCCGGCCTCGCCCAAGCGGGCAAGCTCGGAGGCGCTGATCGGGATCTCTTTGCTGAGCTGGCGGAACCCAGCCGACAGCGCCTTGAGCTGCGGCTCGGTGGCACTGACGGTCTTGCGCACCCCGGCAAACGCCGACTCGTAATCGGACGCGGCCTTGACCACGCCGAGCAGGGCCGTCCCAGCCGCCGCCACGCCGATGACCAGGCCGCGCTGGATGTTGTGGCTGAACTTGCCGAGCGAACGCTGGGTGTTGCTCGTCGCCGCGTCGAAGCCCTTGAGCGCCCGCGCGGCCTCGCCGAGCTTCGCGTTCAGGTTGCCCTTGAGGTCGAGTTCAACGACGAGCTTCTGGGTGTCGGCGAACGCCACGGATCACTCCATGCTTCTGAGCTGAGCAACGGACCGGGCGTACTCCGCGGCGAGCTTCGCCTCGCGCGAGCGTTCCTCGCGTTCCTTGGTGCGCACGTGCTTGCCGACTCCCCGCTCCCAGAGGAGTTGGGTGAGCGCCCAACCGTCCTGCCAGTCGTCGGGGATCGAGCCGAACTCGGCGCGCAGGATCGCCAGCGTGGCGACGGGGGTCTGGGTCAGCGCCGTGAGCGGCGGCGGGGTGTATCCGTAGTCGGCCCAGTCGCGGAGGACCGCTTCATCCGACGCAGTAAAGGGGCGATCACGTCCGCCGAGTACAGCGTGTCGCCCTGGTCGCCGATCTCATACTGATCGGCGAACGGCAGCGCCTCGAGGGCATCGGCGGTCAGGGGAACCGCCTCGCCCCGGGCGTCGACGAGGTTCCACGCCAGCGGGCCTTCGCGGAGGTAGACCGGCATCGCCGACATTGCCGACGGGTCGCCGGATCCCGCGAAGATCAGGCGCACGGCCTCGACCCCGGCCGCGAACGACAGGCGGTCGCGGAACGTGACGGTATCTCCGTCATCGTGGCCGTCCTTGCCGTCGTGGGGTGTTCCGGGGCAGGCGCAATCACGGAAGCGAAAGGGGGACATGAGCGCTCCTAGTAGGGCTTACGGAAGGGCGGACAGGCTGTTGACCACGATCGACTTGAACGCGTACGTGAGCGTCGAGTCGTAGAAGCCGTGGTAGGTCAGGACATAGTTGGTGTTGCCGCCGATCTCTCCCTCGGTGACTGAGAACAGCCGGACCGGGAGATAGAACTCGGCCATGTACTTCGTCGAGGTGCCCGCGTTCTCGGTCGAGTTGGCGGCGATCTTGATGTAGCGGTTGGGGACCGGCGTGTCGTCGAGGGTGTTGGCCTCGGCGATCATGGCCGTCGTCTTTTCGACGGTCAGGGTCAGCTCGATCGTCCGCGGCCCACGGCCGTAGGCGCCGAGCTGGAACCGGGTGTTGGAGCCGTTGGCGTAGCGCTTGAGGTCGAGGTTGTCGCCGATCGTCAGCGACGCTCCCCGGACGGCATCGACGATCTGGGTCGCCCCGATCGCGCCGGCCACGGAGTTCAGGTAGAACGCGGTGTCCGCGCCGAACATGAACGCGGGATTGGAATCGACGTTCAGCGCGCCGGTCCGGTTGCCGTAGGTGGCACCCGCGAACACCCAGTCATCGCTGACCGTCCACGGCCCGAGATCCTGCGGCATCGTCATGCCGAACTGGTTGATGACCCCGCCGAAGCCGTTGATCCCGGCACCCGCCGAGTCGGAGGTGTCGTCGCCGGTCTGGACGCTGTAGTAGTCGAAGGCGTCAGCGGTCAGGGACGCGGCGGTGAACGTCCACGTGTACCCGGCGCCGGCGGAGCCGGTCGGGGACACGCCGCCCTTGACGCCTGCCGACAGGCGGATCGGCAGGTCGTTGAACGTCTGCGGCCCGGCGGCACCGGGCATCGTGACGTCGAGCGCCGTGGCATACGGCGCGATGACCGGATCGAGCGACCCGACATCCACGTCGGGATCGGTCCGGTTCGGGTTGACGACGATTGCGGAGCGGTACGGCAGGACCCGGGTGGCGGGAACAGCGGTGCCGATGACACTCTGCTTCCCGACCTGGATCTTGCGGAACCGCGTGAAGCCCTGCGCCACGGTCGATGTCCCTTTCTCTCTGGGCTGGACACGAAGAAGCCCGTCGGATGACGGGCTTTCGTTGGTGGTTCGGCCCAGAGCGGGCCGGGGCTGAGCGCCTAGGTGCGGCCTTCGAGGATCGAGATGTTCCCGAAGGTGAAGCGGACGGCGGCGAAGTACGTCTCGCCGTCCTGCAGGGACTCGTCCGAGACCGTCATGGCATCCCAGACGGTCCCCGCGACGATGTGGGGATAGGAGGTGAACCAGTCGACCAGGAGATCGACTGCGGCGTCCTGCAGGGTCGTCGTCTCGCCGTTGTCAGTCATCCGGAACACCGCCACGATGGACGGGCTCATCAGCCGCTGGCGCAGGCCGGAATCATGGCCGATCGCTTCTGGGCGAAGGTCGAGGAACGTGAACGGCATGTCCGTGTTCGACGACGGCGGCCGCGAGCGGAAGTGGCGCAGGATGACGGTCGGGTGGGCCGCGATGAACGCGGTCATCATCGTCCCGAACCCGGTGACGACATCGCTCCGGAAGGTGGTCGCCATGTCAGGCCGCGGCCTTGTTCCAGAGGGTCACGATGATGTCCTTGAGGTCGGCCACCGCCTTGCGCGCGCCCGGGATCAGGTACGGGTAGGGCTTGTTGCCCGGGTGGTGGACGAGCCGCGCGAAGTTCGTCGGCTTGCCCCCCGAGCGGAGCCGGCCGGTCAATCTCCGAGGTCCGCCCCACGCGAGCACCTTGGCCCGCTTCGGGCGGATGACGTGGGGCTTGGCCCCGAGCTCCAGGGATGCCGCGTACGGGGTGTTGGCGACGACCTTGGCCGAGGTCGCGCTGATCGCGCCGGGCTTGATGTTGCGCTGGAGGAAGCCGGTCCTGCGGTGGACGAGCTTCTGCGCCTCCTGCACCGTCTTGAGCTGCGCCGCGCGCAGGACCGGGTGGGGGTCGCCGATCGCCTCCAGCCGGCGGATCAGGTCGTCGAGGCCTTGGACGTTAGACACCGGCCACCGCCGTCCGGATCCGCCAGTTGTGGACGAACACCGGGGACGACACGGGTTCCGCTCCGAGGTCGATCTCCTCGCCCGTGGGCGTCTGGATCACCCCCGATGCCCCGGACTTGGCCCGCCAGTAGAACCACGCCGCGAGGAAGCGGACCTGCTCGTACACGTCCGCGGTCCACGTCGGATGGCCCACGAACGAGGTGATCCGGAGATCGAGCGGGATCGCCCCGTACCGTCGCCAGAACATGTCGAGGTTCTTGTCCCACCACATCGGGTCGGCCTTGAACCAGTCGGCCCGGTTCGTGTCGAACGCCGCGAGCTGGATCGTCGTCGAGATGTCCGGGTTCCTCCGATCCGGGAGGAGCCAGTAGCCCTGCGTCTCGGTCAGGGCCACCCCGTTGAGGGTCACGACCCGCGTGGCGTCGGTCTTCGGGATGTCGGTGATCTGGACGAGCACCTGACCGTCGGTCGAGTAGTCGCGCGTCGTGTTGCTGGCGTAGCTGAACGTCCGGCTCGTGTCGTGCTCGGCCTGCGCCGTGCCCGAGTTGATGGCGCTCGTGAGCAGGGCGTCGTCACCCGAACCCGTGAGCCCGAGGTAGGTCTTGAGTTCAGACAGCGTTGGCGCGGGCATGGGGTTCCTCGAGGAGGGCCAGGAACTCCGCGATCGCGAGGTCCCAGTTGAACGAGCGCTCGACGTGCCTGCGCCCGGCCGCGCCCATCTCGCGCCTCCGGGCGGGCTTGGCGAGCAGGCCGAGGACCGGCTCGACGAAGCCCTTGGGCACCGCCCAATCCATCCCGTAGGTCGAGTGGTAGCGGACCGGCTCGCCGTAGCTGTCGTGGAGCGGCGGGATCATCAGCCCGCCGGGGCCGATGACCTCGGATTCGGCGGCCCAGTCCGACGACACGACGGGCACCTCGCAGGCCAGCGATTCCGCGAGGGTCAGGCCGAACCCCTCGCCACCGGTCGTGGTCATGTACAGGTCGGCCGCGTTGTACAGCGCGACCAGCTTGTCGGTTGAGAGCCCGACGAAGGTGTCGGTCATGCCCGTGAACTGGACCCGCTTGTTGTCCCGGATCTCGGGCGGCATCCGCATCAACTCGCCGATGAGATCGGAGCCGAGCGGGTCGTTGGCGGCACAGTGGAGGATCAGATCCACCTCCGGATCCGCGAGGGCGATCGGGACGAACGCCTCGATGAGCGCCGGGTAGAACTTGCGGACCGCGTTCCGGTCGGCGCGCAAGATGACCTTCCGCCCGGCCAGCCCGAAGTAGTCCTTGCAGGCGTCCTTGGTCCCCAGCCTCCGTCCGTCGACGATCACCGGGTCGCGCAGGCTGACCGGCCGGAATACCTGGGTGTCCACGCCGTGGTAGATCCGCGGCACGTACCGCCCGATGTGGGCCGAGATGACCCGCTGTCCGTAGTCGCTCATCGCGACCGGCTGGAGCAGACCCCACACGTCGCGCCATGCCGGGGTCAGATTGTCGCCCTCGATCGGGCAGTAGTGGAGGATCGGGATCGACCGCCACGCCGTCAGCTTGTCCGGTGTGGCCTGCCCGATGTGCGACAGGAGGCCCGTCATGTCCGAGATGACCAGCCCTGCGTCGGGCTTCCAGTCGTCGAGCGGATCGAGCCGCCGCCAGAACCCGCCTCCGATCACCTCGGCGCTGACGTTGCCACCGTAGTCGTCACCGAAGATGCCCGCCGGCCAGACCCGCCCCGCCAGTGGTCCCTTGACCGGCTCGCCACGGTGGTTGACCGCGAGGACGCGCACGTCCAGTCCCGCCGCGAGGAAGCGGTTGGCGAGTTCGACCGTGACCGTCCCGAACCCCGTCGCCGAGTAGTGGCCCCAGATGAGGAGCCTCACCGGAGCACCTGCGCGAACAGCGCCCGGATGGCCTGCTCCTCCTCATCGAAGTCGACGACCTCGCGGAAGCGGGCGGCCATCGCGTCACCCATCTGGGTCCGTGTCTCGGGATCGAGCGAGCGCACGACCCGCCGGATGTCGTCGGCCGAGCGTCCGGTGATGTCGAACGATGTGACGCCTTCCTGCCAGAGCGGCCCGGCGAGCTGGTTGGCGTAGTAGGACTGGAACCCGATGACCGGACGCCCGACGGCGGCCCAGTTGTGGATCACATGCCCGAAGCCGTCGCTCCATTGCTTCGTGTGCCACGCGATGTCCGAGGCCCGCATCCGATCCCCGACCTCGGCGCAGCGGGCCACGTCCTCGGTGGCGTACTCGTCGCGCGGGAGCTGCCCGTACGAGCCGTAGATGCGCCAGTCGATCTCGGTGGCGAGGTGGGCGACCTCCCGGAACAGCGCGTAGCCCTGCGGGTTCTCCGGGAAGCAGTTGACGAACGACGAGACGACGGTCCGCTCGTGGTCCTCGGGTGGCTCGTGGCGGAAGTCGTCGAGGCTGAACTCCTGGTGGACGACGACGTGCGGCTTCGGGATCGGCCCCGGCATCAGGCTCGTCACGATCCCGAATGCCGCCAGATCCCAGCGGTCCTCGGCCATGTCGATCGGGGAGAAGCGGACGTTGCCGAGGTGGATGCCGAACGTCGCCCCGACCTCCGCGGCGAACCGCGCCAAGCCCTCGTGGTTGTGGGCGACCGACGCGATCACGATGTCCGGTCGGAGATCCCGCGCCTCTTGGAGGCTGAGGAGTTTGTGCAGCCGCCCCGGGTGGGACTTGTCGGCCCGAACGTCCGTGTCCGTGGGGAGCGGATCGAGGTACTGGCGGGCGACCCGATCGCCGTGCGCCGCCCGCTCGAAGTTCCAGTAGCCCTCGGTGAACCAGTCCATCCCGATGGGCCGGTAGAGCGTCCAGCCGAGCCGGGCGCAGAGGAGTTCGAGGCTTTCCCACAAGCACGAGTGATGGAAGTCGGCGAGCACCTTCATGACGCTGCCGCCCATTCGATGCGGCTCAGGCGCGTCCGAGGTCGGCCTTCAAGGAAGATCGACCATTCAGCTCCGATCCGGTCGACGCTGAATAGCTCGATGGCCTTGGCGCGTTGCATGTCGCTGACAATCCGCGCGAGGTCCTCCGAGTTGAGCGCAACCTGGAGTGCCATGCGGACGGCCTCGGGTGTGTACGCGGGGCGATTCGGATCACCCGCAACGTTCGCGATCTCGTGGCCCTCGAACAGGCCGTCGGGTCCTGCCCATTGAACCGGGCCGATCGGGATCGTGGGCACCCCCGAGAGCATCGCCTCGATCAGGCCGAGGGTGTAGGACGCGGGCGTGGTGCCGGTATACAGGTACGCACGGAGGTGGCGGAGGTAGTCGAGCATCGCCGGGTACGAGAGGGGCCCGAGCCCGCCCTTCTCATCCGAGCCCGCCCCGGCTGGTTGGACGGGGAGCCCTTCGGTGGCCGCCACCCAGAACGGGTAGCCGCAGGCGTCCCCGCGCTGCTTCATGTGCTGGGTGATGTTGCCGACGACCAGGTTGTCGCCGATCCACGGGCCGTAGTCGTCGGGGTACTTGCCGAACCGGATCAGCGCGTCCTGACCGGCCCACTGGCCGATGGCCTCGAAGTAGCGCCGCTCGGCGGGGGAGTAGCGGACGATCTGGAGGCCCTGCCGATGCAAGGGCTCCATGACCATCTCGAGCCTCGGATCGGACTGGCCGCAAGTGCGCCAGATGACCCGCTTGTGCTTGATCCGGTCCCACTGGCCGACGATCCACTGCTCCGGGAAGTGGTGGACGATGATCGCGTCGGCCCAGTCGATGATGTCGTCGTGGAGCGCCGCCTTGCCCCAGTCGATCGCCGGGCCGGGCTCGCCGCGAGCCGCACGGACCTCTTGGAGGCGGGCCACGAGGTCCGGGTGATGCGGAGCGTCCGGGAGCGCGGGCCGGATGCCCTCACCCGAGCGGGACGGGACTTCGTAGCCACCCGGAGCCCAGACGTCAAACCCGAGGTCCGAGAACATCCGCAGGTCGTCGAACTCGGCAACGGCGTGACTTGCGAGCAGCAGCAGCCTCATCGCGCCACCCGCTCGTAATCAGCGGTGTAGCCCGAGCCGGATCGGTGCTCAATCTTGACGAGATGCCTTCGCAGCAGATCGCCAGACAGCAGGCGCGACTCGATGCGAATGTGGACGTCCTGCTGGCGTGCGACCAGCTCGATCGTGTCAGGCTCGATCCTTGCGATGCCGTAGCCAAGCTCCTCAGCCGCCGCGCCGAGATCCGTGAGCCATTCCTTGGCGCTCACTTCGGAGCCGCCCAGAACCAGCCCGTTGCGCCGACCGGCTTGAACGTCAGGACGTGGCTCTCGCCGAGCATCCGCTCCAAGCCTGGAGGGCCGGGATCCCCGTGGTACTCGCCGAAGATGTACGGGATGTCGTTGACGAGCGGGCTGTCGAGCAGGCCCCACTCCCCGCCTTCGCAGTCGGTTTTCAGGGCTGCGACCTTGCCGCCGGCCAGCTTCACGAGCTGGCGAAGGCTGTACTTGCGGACCTTGCGCGTCTCGTACTCGGGGAAGTCGAGGTTGCCGATGAAGCGGTCGTTGTGGGACAGGCCGATCTTGACCTCGGACGTCCCGACCGCGCCGTGGACGACCGTCGCGTTGAGCTGGTTCTCGGCGATCGTGGCCTCGATCAGCGCGATATTCTCGACGAGCGGCTCGACGATGATCGCGCTGGCCTTCGGGTTGTCGAGCAGGACCGCGAGGCTGACCGTGCCGATGTGGCCGCCGATATCGAGGAACACGCCGTCGATGTACAGGTCGGCGAGGTGGTATTCGTCGTCGCCCTTCTGCCACGAGTTCGAGAGCGTGGACAGGACCACCGACAGGTCCGACGTGTGCTCGCGGATGGCGATCCTGCCCGCATGAGCGCGAGGCGAGGAGATGTCTTCGAACCCGTCCCCGACGCCTTCGATCCGTTGGTCGATGAACGCGGGGATCGGTGGATAAGCGCTCATCAGCAGTCCGTGACCGTGACGTCAGCGGATGGCGCATCGACGATCAGGTACGTCGCTCCGAATTGGCTGTCGCGAACCGCAGCGGTGATCTCTCGAATGGCTCCGACGGGAACGGGCAACGCCTCGCCTTGAAGGTCGGCCGGTTCGCGAAAGATGACCGTCGCGGTGTCCATGTTGCCGCGACCGCCTGTCCAGTCGACGATGAAGACCTTTGCGGTCCTCATCGGCTCGCCCCATTGCTTTGGGGAGTAGTGATAGGTGCCCTCGGCGAGCACGAGGATCTGAGTCACGGCAGAGCGCCTCCGTGTGATGAACGAGCGCAGTCGGGGTGGGGAGAACCCCGGACGGGCGCTCTACCGTCCGGGGTCCATGCGAAGTGGCCCCTTACGTGGGGCCAGTCGGACTTGATGTCGCACAGTCAGGCGTGAAGGGGGGCTAGATGCCGGTGACCTTCTGGACGCGGCCGGTCCGCACGTACGGCTCGGCGTTGAAGCCGAACTCCTCCTCCGCCCGGAAGCCGGTGATGTTCTGGTCGAAGCGGTTACCCGCCTCGGACGAGACGTCGATCCGGTATTCCTGGCCGGTGTAGATCTCCACGTCGGAGCGCTCGATGATGAGCGCGGTGCCCGTCTGGGCCGACGGCCAGTTCGGGTCGCTCCGCATCGGAACGCCCCACGCCGAGGTGATCGGGGGATTGGCCGCCGCACCGCCTGCGGGATCGACCGCCCAGCCACCGGCATACGAGGTGCCGAGGCCTTCGACGGACGTCTCCCAGAAGTCGGTCGGGCTCATCACGATGACGAGGTTGTCGCGCGGGACGCCGCGTGTTTCGAGGGCCGCGATGCCCCGGCCGAGGGCCGCGAGCCGAGGCTCCGAGGACAG